CTGTGGAAAAATTCCCTGCTAGACTTGGTCCCTTCCATGATGATGAAGGGGTCTTAATTAGGCCCATGGAAAAGGCTCTTTCTCGCTATTGTGAGGAAGATAAGTATATACCTAGTGAATTGATCCAAATTGCCATAGATTCTCTTAGAGATTCGCTTGAACACAATTCGAAATTCTTTGTTAAAAGAGAAGTTTTGGATTATGTTACGGCAGTAACTGGAGATAATAGTGGTATTTTTGCAGGTATTCCTCGTGGGACTTCTGCAGGTTTCCCTGATTGTATGAAGCCAGGTGGTTCTACCAAGGCTAGATTTTGGGGTTCTACTGAAACCTATGACCTTGAAAATCCTCTTGCGACAGAACTTGAGGATACTGTTGCTATTGTGTTAAGTTTTGCTAGACAAGGAATTCGCGTTAGACATTACTTTTTAGATTTCTTGAAAGATGAAAGACTTAAGATTTCTAAAGTTGAAGCTGGGGAGACTAGGCTCATATCAGCATCTCCCACACCACTTCTTATTGCTTTCCGTATGTATTTTGGAAGCTTTATAAAGTGGTGTGTCGCCAATAAGATTGCCAATGGTTTTGCTATTGGTATCAACGAATACAGTGAGGATTGGAACTTGCTTGCACGTCTCCTCTTACAATTCGGTGGAGCTGGAATAGGCGCTGGCGACCATAAAGGCTTTGACACTAAACACAAGAACTCCACTTCTTGGGCCATTCTTCATCTTATCAATGAATGGTACAATGATGGGGATGAGAACAAACTGATACGTGAAACTTTGTGGCTTGAGATAGTCAATAGTTATCACATTAATTTAGGACGGATTTTTGAATGGTCCTGTCCTTTGCCCTCTGGTTCTCCACCCACTACCATGTTTAATTGCATGCAAAATGCTCTTAATTTTCGGATATGTTCATACATGCTTATAGGTCCAACCTTTGATTTTAATAGATATGTGTATGCTTGTTTCTTGGGAGATGATAATGTCTTCTCAGTTCATGCAGATTATCAATATTTATTTAATGAGGTCACACTCCAACAGGCCATGCTGAAGATTGGCTATGTCTATACTCCAGAAGATAAAGATCTAAAAGAATTTGGAGGTCCACGTGACATTACAGAAGTTTCATTTTTAAAGAGGAAGTTCAGAAAACATGAGAAGACAGGCACTTATATGGCTCCACTTGAGATGTTATCTATTATTGATATGCTCAACTGGACTAAGAAGAGTGCCAATATCCTAGGAGATGTTGAGAACAATATCAA